GGAAAAGAAATGTATTGATTTCCGCAACTGGCTGAAAGAAGTACATGGAGAAGTGTTTGAAATCAGCGCAGGCGAGTTTAAAGAGAGTGGCACTTCTATTAGTACAATGGCGGTAGTTATAAAAAAATAATTCAAAATGATATAGAAATGAATATGATATTCCTGAAAAGAAAACCAGCCTCTTTTTTTGAAAAAAAGCAGGCAAAGGTTTTAGAAACTATACAATCTCTTGTTTCAAAGATTGATGTGGGTGAAATAGTTTCCGTATCAAAAGGATATGGAGGATTCACAGTAACTACCCCTGATGGTAGATGTATTAAGAAAGTTGAAGCTATTAAATTAGATTTAATACAGATTGAGATATGAAAAGATTGAGTAAATATAGATACTACAATGGAAACGAAAGTAACTAAAGATGGATTTGTTTGGTTGGTAGTACCAGACAATTATGCAATGGAGATGTGGAAAGCCAACCTCGCCACATTGTATGTACTGCATAATGATGACAGTGAAACAATGGTAGAAACGGATCTGCAAATGGCTGATGCTATACATGACGGAGAGCGAATTGGCATTGAGGTTGGATTCATCAAAGGCCTGCTCCCGGCCTGTCCCCAATGCGGCAGTAGGCTGGTGCCAAGTAGAAACCCTGAATATGAATGGGAGTGTTTAGAGTGTGATGAAGATTTTAAAACGTGTGAGTTATGATACAACAAGAACTGAATAACATATCAACCTACGTGGTTGGCGATTTTATTATTAAAGTGATAGATGCTCATAATGTAAGAATAACAACAGATAGAGGAACTGTGTTGGTTTGCCCTAGATCGGACAACTCTATAATTGTAAAATCATCAAAAGAAGATAAAAATGAACAAAGAAGAATTTCAGACAAAGAAAAATGATATTGATTCAAAAATAAGGGAATTGAAAAATCAGAAAATTCAGTTGGAAAAGGAATACATTGAATCCAACCAAGGATTTCCTGTTGGAAGCAAGGTCTGTATAACGGTCATGGCTCATGAAAGATATACTTTTTGGAACAATGAAAGGATATTGGTTCCCGAAGCGAAGAAGTTAGCCTATATTGCAGATTATGAGATTGATGATGACGGAGAGGTTGTCCCCTCTTTAAGACAGTTGGATTACAATGGGGGCATGTCAGCAATACCTTTATTTGTTAATTTAAAGAAGGCTATAATTGAATTAGTGTAAATCAATATAATTATGAATGAAGTTAGAAAGCTATATAACGATGATGGATGCGTTCTTAAAGAGGCGTCTAGCAATGACTATGAATCATGGAGTTCAGCAAGAACACTTGGTCCTATGGAAAGAAGGAAAGAATACAGAAACCTATGTTATAATTTTGAATATGAGCGGAGAACTAATATCCCTCACTGTGCAAAGAAAGGTGTATGTGATGAGGATTGCGAATACATGAGAAATTTCAAAGGATAGGATATGAAACAGACAGTAGAAGAAGCGGCAAAAAAATATTCCAATGATTGCAGAAACAGGCAGCTTCATTGTGAACCATACTGCATTGTTGACTTTATTTCTGGTGCAGAGTGGCAGTCAAAGCAATCGCCTTGGATAAGTGTTAAGGAACGGTTGCCAGAACCAAACAAGCTTGTCCTTTGCAGAATGGTATCAAATGGAGCGATTGTTAGTGGCTATATCGTTGTTTCATCCGGGAGATCGCCATACGTTGCGACAGACGGAGGATTTGAATTTGAGGATTGGAACGGCTACGAGTGTGACATGTGGATGTACATCCCGTCTTTCGATGATATACTCGAAGCTAACAGGGATGTACTTGAACGAATTAAAGAGAAAGGGGACTAATATGGAAAGGTACAGAATCATACGAGGAGAAGGGTGCAACGGTTGTATTCCCATAATAATATATTGGGTACAAGTCAGAAAAGACAAACGTATTTCATACGAATGGGTGAATGTAAAGGGCTTTGACACCTATAAGAGAGCTAAAGAGTTGTTGAATGTTTTAAAATGAGGAATTGATTATGAGCAAATATAGATACAGAGAAGTAAAGAACTATATCCATAACGAACTAAAGTTGACTAAAGAGGATATAAAGGATATAATAGTTTCAATCGTGAAAGAGGAAGTTAAACGTATCTTCCATAACACCTATGGGGACGATGTTAATATAGAGAGGTGGATTCGTTGTATGGTTTCTGACGAGATAAAGAAAAACGGTGATTTCTTAATGATAAGAAATTTGTGTAGGGAGATAATTAAGGAGGAAATTGTCGATAGGTTGTCAATTGATATAAGCCTTAAAAAGAAGGAGGAATAATTATGAGTATGTTTACGTTAGAGGAAGTGAATCAAGCGATCAATATGGCAGTTGACGAAACATCTAGAAAGGCAGTTGAAGTTCTTTCGTCTGTATTGGACAATTGGGTACATGGCGGTGATGCAGATTGTATCATTGCGGAGTTTGAGGAAAAGTTAAATGAAGCGATTAATGGATAAAAGATGATGGGTGTATAGATGAAAATCATGAAAGGAAATATATTTGACAAAATAAGAAAAGCATCTAATAAATACATAGAGTATATGATTGCTTGTGATGATATATCCAAAGAAGCACAAAAACATATAGATTGGGATGATAATGTTTCATGTGAATATTATCCGTCTGATGGAATATGTATAATGATAGACGAGCATGTTTGTTATGCTAATACATTCTTTGGCTTGGTAGAAGAATCAGAAAACGGTATGATTGATAGGAAAACATATATGAGAAATTGTATTTGATTATGGAAATAAATAACGGAATAATAATAGACGGAGTGTTGCATGAATTGTGCGTTGGAATATGTGATGAGTGCTCATTACAAAATGAGTGTGATGATAGTTCAGAAATCATTTGCGATATAGCTTATGAAAACCCAAACATGGACCAGTGCTTTGTCAGTCGTGGGAAAGTAACGGATATTAAGATAGATAAGGAGGAATAATTATGGGATTTACAACACCGTGTTTTATACGCAAAAATACACAGGAACTTCGGAGAGGGCTGGAAGAATTGGGGTATTCACATGGTAAGCCTAAATATTATGCAGATGATGATAATAAGTATGATTTTATTATGTGTCATAATGGAATATTCTTTTTACTATCCCAAAAGAATCATGTGATAAGAAATGGGCATCCTTTGAAAAAATATGGAAGTGTTGATTGCGGAACGAATGAAGAACTATTCCTGGCTATCGCTGCATTGAGGGATGATAGTAACTACATGCAGTGGTTTATAGCAGATTCCATTCTTAGCGTTTCTTATGGCGATTCTATTGGTAATGATCATTATTTCACAGAACTCAAAGGCATTATGTTCTTTTGGGATGAAAATTGGGATAATGCAACCATTATTTCAGGACGTTATCACAAGGCTACCGTAAACGAACTGATTGAACATTTTAAAATAAAGGAGGAATAATGAAAGCAAAGTATTTTAAAAAGATAAGAAGCCAAGTAAAGTGGTATAAGGTATCATATAGAGATAGTTTATTTTTTAGTTTTAGCGATGAGAAAGAAATATTGGCTAAATCTCCTGAAAATGCTTGTGTCAGATACCATAAACGTACTGGATGTTTTGTTAACAAATATAATCCCAATAATATTACACAATATAGTGAATCTCTTTCAAGGTTCAAGGTATGTATAGGTAAGAAAGTAATGTATTTCGATTAAATATGAAAGCAAGAATAAAAAGAAAAATTCAAAAAAGACCATTCCTATATAATGTAGGACAAGTTTTTAAGGCTTGTGATTGGATTACTAGTATTCAACGTGGAAATATGGTTTGGCGTAGGTATCGTTCATTTGGTACTATTATTAAATCAGAATTTTAAATATGAAAGCAAGAGTAAAATCAACAGGGGTTTTGGTGGATGTAACTCCCCAATTAAACATCAACTCTCAACATAGCAGAGATTATTTATATGTATGTGATAACATGGTTTACAGAGAATGCGAACTTGATTTTTCAGCTATTGACTGGGAACAGAGGCGATATGAACTGGCGAAAGCAGCCATGCAAGGATTTTGCAGCAAACAGGTAATGATTGCTGATTCAAATATGACAGCCCAAATAAGCCTTAGTTTTGCCGATGCGCTAATAAAGAAATTGAAAGGAGAATAAAATTATGACCGAAGAACTTGTAACATTGGAAACAGCAAAGTTGCTAAGAGAGAAAGGCTTTAATGAGTATTGCAAATATATCATTAACGATAAAGGCTTGATGATGGAAACCATATTTAGAACTAGTAAGGATTTACCTAAATTATTCTATTCTTGTCCAATACAATCCATCGCCCAGAAGTGGCTTCGTGAAACTAAGAACATTCATATATGTATATACAACTGTGCTTGTGGCTATGGATACGAAATATCTAAAGCTGACAATGGAACTCATATGGCTAGTTCTGTTTATAAAGGAACAAATGATGGAGAGGAATGGGATAGCTACGAGGAAGCACTTGAAGCAGGTTTACAGGAAGCATTAAAACTTATATGATTATGGAAATAGCAGAATCAATATTTAAATTCATCCTTGCCTCATTAAATGTTTGTGCTCTAGCATTTACTTTAATTTTGGTAAGCAAGTGGCATATACGCATGGAGAATAAGCTGGATGATATAGAAAGATATGTCCGTCGTGTGTCAGATCGTAACGATATTGTTTTCCTTAACCAGCTCTCGGAGCTGCAAAGAAAGTTGATAAGGGAGGAACGATATGAGGAAGCCGATAAGATTGGGAAAATAATCAAGGATGAAGAAATTAAATTAGGAATAAGGAAATGAAGGAAGAACTTATAAAAGAGAAAATGCTTACAGAGTTTCGAGAATGGTTCTGTGACGGTTACTGTCAATTTTACGATATTGATGATTACTGTAGATGTTGCCCTATCAAAGACGAAAGCTGTTGGCTAAAAGGGTTTAAAAAGCCTTCAGGGAAAAAAGGAGAACGTAAACCTATCCGTTACTGTGATACATGCAAGAATTTTAAACCGGACGAAAGGGTATTAGATGATGATGAGATGGAGAAAGTAATTGAAGAATCAGCTAAACAGCACTATAGTGATCTTTGTGCGCTAAACCATCCTCTTCGGTTTAAAGTGAACCATGGTTACAGTGATTTATATGATGGTGGTTTTTATCGTAATGGATGTAAGGATTATAAAAAAATAGACAATGAATAATATTAATTTGAACGAACTACGGGATCGAGCTTATAAGACAGCTTGTGATCACGGTTTACATGATAAAGAACTTTTAAGAAAATGAATTAAATGACAAGTTTTGTTTTTATTCAGATTTTTTGTAACTTTGAATTATAATGTTTCCGTGTAAAGGAGCACGGTACGTTCTTCGGACGAAAAGACTTTTATGGGAAAAAAACTCGTAGCAAATAGAGAAAATTTCTGTCATTATTATATAGAAACAGGTAATGCTACAGATGCATATCGGAAAGCTTACCCTAATAGTATTGGATGGAAGGATGGGGTCGTTAGTAAGCGTGCATTTGAATTGCTGAGAAATCCATCTGTCGCATCCCGTGTAAATGAATTGCAGGCTGATATCTTAAAAAAGTCTGACATGAAGAAGGAAGATGCATTGCGTTTTCTTACAAATGTGGTAAATGTAGACCCTATAGATCTTCAATTAAAAAGTAAAGATACGTTTATTGTCCGTTCTCTTGATGATATACCAAAACCAGTCCGATGTTGCATCCAATCGATTAAGAATACTCAATATGGAGTAGAGATACGGCTATATAGCAAAATAGCCGCCATTACACAGATAAGCAAGATGCTTGGATGGGATGCTCCAGTAAAAAGTGATGTCAGTACCAATGTGCGCATGATAATTGGGGACGAGCAATGATAGAGATGGTATTCTCGTATAAATTGTTTAATCCCCTGTTTTGGCATATCCGTGAGGCGATGCATGACAAGGATATCCGGTATATTATAAACAGAGGTGGTTCCTCATCAGGGAAATCTGTATCTACGACACAATCCGTGTTGTTGTCTGTATTCTCCGGAGAGGGTTCGGCTCTCGTTGTGAGAAAAGTTGGAGCCAGTCTTAAGAATACGGTATATGAAGAGTTTAAGACCCAAATGAAAGCTCTTCAATTGAGTCAGTTTTTCGCTCCAAAGGAAAATAATATAACCTGTATAAATGGTTGCAAAATCGATTTTACAGGATTGGACGATCCCGAGAAGATAAAGTCTATCACAGGATATCGCTGGATAGTGATGGAAGAGGCCACTGAGTTTGAATATGAGGATTTCACACAAATACGTTTCCGCCTACGAGGAAAGGAGGGCCTACAGATTATATGCAACTTTAATCCAGTATCAGAGGACTCGTGGATAAAAACCAAGATCCTTGATACATACGAGTGGGATGAGCATCCGAATGATTTGTACGGGAAAGTAAGATATCCGATAAAAAGGAGTTTATTACCTAAGGATTATAGCCGGATATTAGGAAAGAGATATAATAAATCTAGAATGATAGCTAATGAGCGTACGGGAAAAATGGAAAGATATCCATCGGATACGGTAGAGCTGCATTCTTCGTATAAGAACAACTTCTGGGTAGTAGGTTCTCCGGACGGGAAGTATGGATACTATGACAGACAGACGATATCTAATTACCAATGGTACAAGGATCATGATTATAATTACTACAGGGTATACGCATTGGGAGAATGGGGAAGCATTAAGACAGGAGGAGAGTTCCTGTATGCATTTGATTCAAACAAACACATAAAAACGACACACTACATTAAAGGGATGCCGGTTCATATATCAATTGATAACAATGTGCTCCCTTATATTTCAATATCATTTTTCCAGGTGGATGGAAGTAGTATAAGGCAGTTTAACGAGATATGCGCCAGTGATCCGTTCAACACGGCAACACAGGCTTCAAAAATGGCGGTAGATTACCTGAAATCAATAAGGTATAATGATATGCTGTATCTGTACGGAGATGCTTCGACAAGAAACGGGAACACTATAGACGAAGAGAAGAGATCGTTTCTTGATAAGTTCGTGGAAGGGCTGGAAAGCGATTACCATGTTGAGGAGAGGATACCGGCTTCTAACCCGTCCGTACCGATGTCAGGTGAATTTGTAAACTACATGCTCGATGGAGGCTCGGGAATGTCATTTTCGGTAGATGATGGATGTAAAAACTCGATAGTCGATTATAACAATGCCAAGAAGGACGTTAATGGAGGGATGCTGAAAAAAAGAGTAAAGGATAAGATTACAGGACAGTCTTATGAGAGATACGGTCACTTGGTGGATTGTCTGCGATATATTACCGTATGGGTATTCAAGGATGAATATACTCGTTTCTCCTTGAAAAGGAAACGAAGTAAAATTAAACAGGAAAATAAAGATATGAGATATTTTGATATGTCTAAAAATATTCAGGGGACAAGACTTGTATATGTTCTTCCCGAATATGCCGGAAAGTTCATTATCGTTTCGTGCTATGTAAATGAGGGAATATATATAGATAATGTGACATATACAGAATCATTTGATGAGACTGTTCTCCTGTCATTTTTAGAGGGCATATCTCCTGTGGAAGTATTGTTTGAAAGTGAGAAAAATTATTTCCCCATAGCACGGGGCTTAAGGGATAGATACGATGTCAGAATTATGCATAAAAATATGGGAACAGATGCTAGGGTATCTGCTTTTCTGGATTTTATCAAAAATAATGTGATGTTTCGTTCTGACTATGATGAGATCCCGCAATACAATGAGTTTATGGATGGGATATTGGATTATAATGGTTCAGATGATTGCGCTGCAATTTATTCTGTCGCCTCCTTGGCTTATTACGTGTCGAAAAAATATAATATATAATTGGTATATTTTTAAGATATATCAAAGCTTTGATAAAAAAACATCGGGTGTTATACAAAAAGTATTGGTGTATTTTTAATATTTTTTTTCTCGTGGGTATTTTTAGGGTATTGCGAAATGATATGACTTTAATTTATCTAAACAACACGATTCAAAACGTGATTTTAAATATAGTTTTAATAAAAAAATAACCGGCATTAATGCCGGTTACCGTGATAGAATCTTATAGCCTCATTGACATATAATGATACCGATTGCTCCTTATCCAATATAGCTGCCACGTCCTCTTCTATCATAACAAGTATTCTTTTCACGCCATTAACCTTCGGTCTTCGGGGCACACCATTGCTGTCCAATATCCTGTATATTGTTTGCTCAGACCGTACCCCTGTTTCTCTTATTATCTCCTTGATCGCTATCCCGTCCTTATATAAGGACAATACCCTAGACTCTTGATCTAGGGTAATAGATCGTCCTCTTGCCATAATTAATATGTTTTATAACATTTATAATTTGTTGCTCGTTACAGGCAACACACGTGACAAGCCGTTTAAAACTCTGCACAAAGCATTTTCATCATTGACTGACGGTGACGTGCTATTAATAGAAAGAGGAAGTGAGTTCAGAGATGATTTCTCATTAATAAATAACCTTCGAAATATAAGAATATCTGCCTATGGCCTTGGGGAAAAACCTATTATAAATTATCTGTCTGTTTTAACAGACTGGGAAAAGGTGAGTGGCTATAATCATATCTATCGTTGTAAAATTCATGCTTATCAAGCTGTGGCGGAACGTGGAATGAATCAGGTGTACTTAGATGGAGAAAGGATGTGCAACGTATATGACACGAATTCATTGGAAGAAGCAGAGGCAATGACATATCTTGATACCCATGTTGATAAATCATCTTGGTTCAGTGGGGGTAAATATGTTGATGGATGGTCTGAACAGGATTGTTACTATTATGTATCATTGTCTGATTCTCCGAACACACACATAATAGAAGCTAACAGGTTCTTCTCGAAAATGTTAATTGGTAGTGATGTGGCTTGTCTTGATATTAGTCATTTGACATTAAGAGGTTCCGGAAGCAGGGATGGAGTGGCTGTCATTGGGGATAATATATTTTGGGAAGACTGCACATTTATGGACCATCAGCATCATGGCGTTGTTTTCAAAGAGTCATATTTTTTGAACTGCGAGACAAAATCATCCAGAGCGCAGGGATATCAATTTCATTTTTTGACATCTTCAGGATTGTCGGAAAATATAGACTTGATATGCGCCAATTGTAGGGTGATAAATCCCGGTCAGCTAGGTTCTGCATTTTCTGGGCATAATGGAGGCTTTACTATGGAATACTCCAATTGGTATATAGAGAATTGTTATGTGGAGGGTTGTGGATCTGTTATAGGAGATACGTCTCTGGTAAATCACGTACATGTTTATAACATTACATTAAAAGATTCAGGCTCTTTAAGGGGAGGTACTGGCATAGAAAATAAAATTACATATTGTACAGTATTTGGAACGATTGTCCAAAATATTGGCAATAACGGACTGTTAGTTAGCGGAACAGAAATCAAAGATATAGAACTAATAAATGCAAGAATCAAAATAAAGGTGACCGATGCCGCACGCCAAGTTGGGTATTCGCTATATTATAAGTCAGTTACGAACTCTAACGCTATTGAAAATCTAAAGATATGTAATTCCATAATAGAATGGGAAATGCCTGAAAACTTTACCCCTACAACAGCCATATTTGTTTCTATAGATAATACTTTGGACAATGCGAAATGTGCTTTTAACAATGTCATATTTGCAAGTAATAAAAATTTGTTGCTAGGTCGTGTCGATACCGTACATTTTACGAACAGTCTTTTTTCAAATGTAATATTAGCAGGAGTAAGTAAGTCTGATGTATTGCAAGATTGTATGGATATTTCTAAAAATGATTATGATTACTCATGTCTGGTTAGCAAGGCAAGTGTAAACAACGGAGTGCTTGTTGAGTAATTTTTGTTATAAAATTATAGTTATGATACGATAACTATGATGTAAGGGCTGATCTTGGTGTAGGCCAGCCCTTATAATTAAAACCATTCCGCATCCGGATGCACTTCAATGGACAGATGGAACATTATTCTGGCTATTAGTTTTCGTATCATAGTATATGCTTTACAAATTGAATATACAGTTATCTTCAACATAACTTAATTTTGTTAGATTGTTGATTTTTGAAAAAATCCCATCCATACTCTCATAGAAATATGAATTTTTATCATCGCTGTGCAAACGATTATCCTTGATACCGTATAGCTCCGAATCTATAAACTCTATGTCTGGTGTCGTTTCGTTATCCCACAACATGGAGGATGTGGTTTCCAGCCCATTATCTACAGCAACGAATGACCTATTGAAAACAACAGATATATTGTCAGCCAATCTAAACAGAGTCGCCCCAAATTTATATACAGGAGCCTGTTTCCCTTCACTTTCCACTATAATTGTAGCGTTTTCAAAAACCACCTTTCCTGCATCTTTGTTCGCAGAGTCTTTATAAATAAGTAATGTCCCCATTCCTGTTCGACTCCTTATACGTATATTTTTTAAGACATTATAACCGATTGGTTCAGCGAATACAGGTTCATTCCAATTATTTTGCGGGGGATACAATGTTCCGAAAATACCTACTGCATGTAATCCCTGTGTACGTATGCAAATATGTCCAACCTCCTTAACTCTTATATTCCTTAAATAATTCATTTGCGCTCCATTGGCACCGACAACCACATTAACACCCTCGCAGTAGCAGTCATACAGATACATGGCATCGAAAGGCATCCCTGTTACCGAACTTGTGCCATGCCCGGCAAATGCAGTACCAAGATATTCATGTCTGCCTATGGCCTCACAACCGATAAATGCCAATAGTTCTCCATAATAATGGTAATTATAATACATGTGATGATAATACTCTCCATTTGCTCCACTTCTTGATACTGCTCTGCAATTCAGCATCATGTGAGTATGGGGAGCCGCAGACCTGTTAAACAGAAAACCATGTCTACCAAAATCCAAACTTTCTACCCCCTCATAAAATCCATTAGGAATAACAGTACCGTCTGTAGAGTCACCACCTCGAAAAACGATATTACGAATATCAGAAGCATATTGGGTGATTTGCAGTTTTTGTCCTTTTTTCCCAATCTCTGTCACTTCATGAGTTATCTCCACTATTTTTCCTGCAATATCGGTTGTTGATAAATATATATAATAATCCCCTTCCCCCCATGACTCTGAATCGTATCCGCTGAACCAATAGGAGCTACCCGGATTGTTTTCTAGCCAGTCCATGGCATCCGAACTGGACTTTTTCTGTGCGTCAAGCCACCATCCATTTCTTTTCCCGTCTAAAAATACCTGACAAACAAATCTGGCCTTGCTGCCCGAACCATAGTGATGCTTTAGAACATAAATGTTACTATAGCCGCGCAGTTTGTATAATTTATCCAAAGACTCAATGTCATTAACAGAGCTAATATCTGATATAGATACGGTCGGTATTGTCTGCAAATTCAAAAACAAAGGTTTATCCTTGGACATGTCGCCATAACAATCCACTCTGATTCCTTCTTTAGACAAGACTTGTACCTCTGTATTAAATATACTTCCTCGTTCAATAAGGACCGTGTCCCCATCGGTCATCAGTTCATCGGCTTTATTCAAAGTCTTCAACGGAGTTGAGTCAGACAAACCATCATTGGTATCCAAGCCATTGACTGTACTTACATAATAGGTCTTAGATAATGATGTTACGTATTTTTTTCTTTGATTATCCCTTAAGTAAAAAAATAAAGTCAATAAATCATCTTTTGCCATAAATGATCCGGCAGGATTAGTGCTCAAATTCACTAATGGCATAAACATTGAAGGATAACTGGTCAAATCCCCTACCAGAACATTCTCAGATGCATCCGATGGGGACAAGTCCGTATCATCAATTTTAGCGATCATCAATCTGCAATATTGGGTTTTTGTGGGAATGGTAGTATATACAGTATTCCAATTACCATCTTTTGAATTGAAAGACTCACCGGCAGGGTCATTATAAAACATGACATATATTCTATAACCGGTCTTGATAATGATATCAGTTCCTGTATTAATTATCTTGGTATAGACTCTATTGGTCCCACCTGGTTGTAGTATACCGCTTTGCGAATTGATACTCCCTTGTACGCACAATAGATCCTGTTTTTCCATATAATTGCCACCCTTAATCTCGGTTAGGTTGCGTTCCATTTCATTACTCAAATCATTGTATGATTGTGCAATTTGTTTTGTTTCATCAGTTATCTGTTCAACCGTTTTATTGAACATGTTGATATCTGGGCATAACGCCTCATTTTGATATAATTTACTTATAGTAACCCGTTTCCCTGATTCTATATCTATAGTGGCTTCTTTAATCAAAGAAACCATGATACGAAATTTCTTATAAGATGTTGATGTTGTGCTTTTATCAGTTTTCCAATTGCTATCTTTAGCAGCAAAAGACCCATTTTCATTGTAATAAATTATATAATATCTATATCCACTTTCTATTGAAATGTCAACACCTGTATTTATAAGATCTGAATGTATTCTTGTTTTGCCTCCCTCTTCAATAGCGCCAGTCGTAGTGGATATGCCACCTTGTCCCCATGATGTTACATACGTTTCGTTAAAATCGGACCCTACAATTTTAGCTATTGTTTTATCTGTTATCTGGTCAATCGTATTATAAATACCTTCTGTCTTGTTTTTAATAGAAGTTAATCCAACGTCTAAATCAGATATTTCCGTAGTCAAGCTCTTACGCGTCTTTGGATTGACCACCGCATCATAGATGGTAGCTGGGTAAATGGTTTGTCCGCCCTTCGTCAGTTTATGCATTTTTACCATAATATCTCCTGTTTTAGCCTAAGTTCCGCCGGAACTTGGACTGTTGTTATTTTATGTAATTATTTATTAACTATTAAAATCACTCAGCACATCATCATACTCCTGATCTGACAGAGATACGCTCTGCACCGCATTGTATGCGGCATAATCCGGATAGGGCATGATCTCCGCTGTGCTCTCATCCGTCTTCCCGGTAGTCAGCACAATCCCTGTATCTTCAATAGATACAAGGTTGCAGATGCCATCTCTAAAGTCAGAATCAGAAATGAAGTATTCCCGTTTGACCTTCAGCATACCAGGGGAGAAGCCGGGGTTGTCAAAAGCGACAAGCAGACTGCCATCTTCCATACGGCTGCAACCCACATACTCTTGCCCATCAAAAGAGGCTATAAACTTTCCCTTGAACGGATTGAAGTAAGTAAACCGGAAGGGAGTTGATATGTCTCCATTCAGGTTCTTCTCTATAATTTTAAAATCGGATTGGTAATTAATTTTCATAACTATAATATTGATGTAACATCGTCTATCTCCTCGGCTTTCAAGATGCCGGAAAGGTCAACACTTCCACCGCCTCCGGTTGTTCCTGTTTCGCTCCATACGCCTCTCTTCGTACATTGATATATAGGACCCGGTATGGTATCTCCCACGACAGCCCAGTCGCCCACAACAGGAGATGGGACAGCAGCCTGCAATGCTTCTACTGTAGAAAACAATCCCTTGTTGCGGACACTGTTCTGCTTGATCTTCTCCACTTCAGTGGAGGTCTTGCTGAAGTTGTTGTTAAGCCGATCTGCCGCCTCACTCCAAGTACCTGTTTTATTGATCGAATTAAGTTCCATATCACTTTATTTTATTTGGGCAATATGCTCTGATCCCACACAATCTCAGAACCTTTAACCATAATTATTCGTCCACCCATAATCTGGGTTTGATATATATAACCGTCACTTCCTCTTTGCTCGACAACCATACTGTCCGGGCGAAAATACAATACATCACTATTGGAAGGGTCATTCATAAAAATACGGGGAACCATACCCTTCAATCCATATTGAAGGGATATATCTAAGAGCGAATTACCATCATTATCATGAATATCAATTGACGGTCTTCCATATTCATCCTCAGGGAATATGGTTATCTCGTAACCTGACGGTGAGGAAACTTTCACTTTCCCGACAAATTCAGGATTTCCATCTGCATCCCATTTAATGTTCCCATTGGCAAGCTGCCCGGAACCATCCTCATTCAACAGTATCTTACCATTGGCTATTTCAATTTTCCCCCGGAAATATCCGCCCAAAGCATAGATATATCCTCTCAAAAATACATCACCGCCATGAGTGGCAACGAAGTTTGCCATGTTCGCCCATTCCGCATCCGTAGGCTGGTAATTAGGATCATTACGGAACCTCATCACGGTAAGAATCGCCTGTTCAAGTTTTCCTCCTGCCCAAAATGCCACATCATCATCATCATTGTATATGCCGCTAACTCCGGCTGTGATCTTTTGCATCTTACCATCCTTGTAGTTGCCCAGTTGAATCATATTGGCAAGAATCAGACCACCAAGAATATCCACAGAACCATCTTTGATCGCACTGGCGATATAATTGATTGACTGAAAACCGGCTGTTGCCTTGTCGTTATCCAAAATGGACGGTTTCCAGTCTGTGGCAATGGTTCCACGCTCTAATTGAAGATCACAAATGGTTGCGGTACCACTGAGCATGAAAATACCTGTACCGTTAAATGCGAACTTGAAAGTGTATCTTTGATAACCGGACGTAAGAGGCTGAGTTGTGCTGAAATCACCACACGAAACAGCCACAGACACACCTTTAGCTTTAAAGGATATAACATAATTTTCATTTTTAATCAAGGACACGGATTGGGACAAACTACCGATTGAAGCAGAATACCCAGAGCCGGCAGCACTATCTGCGGATACAGTAGCCACACCCGTCCAATACTTTAATTGCTTGCTGAAAAGCTCAGTATCCGCCGATAACTCGGTAGCGGCAGACAGTTCCTCTATTTCATAATTTCCCGTAAACCCGGAATTACGCAACAGATTGACACTTCCGACAGCCGCATTGTCTATCGCATCCTGAGCCTTTTGGGCCAGATCCGCGGCCGCCTGTATCTCATCCGGCAAGCCTTCCATATTCTTCCATCCGGTAGATCCCTGCTCGATATGGAACATACCCTTGATATCCACACCTTTATCCTGAGTGTATTCCATGTAAGTGGTCCGGTCCTTGTCGCCAATGTACGTATCTCCGTACACCTTCATCCGGGCCTTGCCGGTAGATTTGTCAAAATCAAAAGAAATGACATCTTTCCCGGTCAAGGTAAAATCATTAATACCCTGATACATGATGATGGACGGAGAAACTTCGTTCACCGAAGAGAGAATTATCGCCGCCTGTCGGGTCATATCGGTCTTATGACCTAACCCCACGATATCATCACCTGCCACCGGAACATCGTTCTCGACATTAGGATCACACACGGTCTTGGACAGGTCTATATAATTCTCGCCTACTGCTGTGACCAACCGCCAATAATAGCGGTTGCCGACATGATGAGAAACGCCTGTCTTGATATTGCACTCCTGAGCTATGGCAAGAGATCCCGGAGTAAACTGGTTCTCTATCTCAATTCCGTCTTCCTCTTCCTTGAAATAACAACGGTAGACATCATCCAACTCATCCACACGGTTGCATTTCATGCCTGCATGGGAAATCACCTGCTCGCCACCTACATACGTCTTCTTCTTTACTTCAAGCTCGTCAAAAACGGCTTTGACCTTGACATACAGATAATCAACAACAGCCTGTGACATACCGTTCTCAAGCACAGTAATTCCACTACCGTTTTTACCAATCAAAAGACCTTTCAAAAACGTGATCAGCTCATTGGCGATATCTTCTTTATCTTTACGAAGAAAGTATTTGGAAAGTTCCTCTATATTTGCACCTCCCGATATGGCAACAACCCTGTCCTTATTGGTTCTTATGTAAATAGAAGGATTATTATCATCATTATGTATGTATATCTCTCCCTCATTCAACCCTTCCAGTCGCTTTTCAAATGACGGGGATATTTTCGGTATAATCGGATTTCCTTCATCATCCGTTTCCGAACCGTACCACAATATCTTTATAGGATGATTTCTAGCCATGATTACACGTAATTTTCATTAACAAAAGCAGCTTTCGCCTTCTTATATTTCAACACATCGTCCTCTTCGGGATTAGTTAGTAAAAACGCGATTCCTGAAGAAGAAGTTGCGATCTCAGTTTTGCCTCCGATCCCAGCAATATCGTTTTCTCTAGGGCGTAAAGTCACTTTATATATAAACATCTGTTTCTTACCTATTGTATCAATCTTTTCCGGAACAGAATCCCCTTCCCGTACAAACAAATTACCGTTTATGCTGACGTGAGAAAGGCAAAGTACCTTATTTATAAACTCCGCTATATAATACGGAACGCCACAACTTGTCCCGAAAACAAAATCAAATGTTTTATAAGGGAGAGAATACATTTCTATTATCTCCTGCTTCTGATTCACAAACTGTTCGTTTTCAACTTTCAACTCCACCCCATCCGGCTTGAATCCTCCTATTATTCTGAACTGGAACATCTGCCGGACCTCATCAATCCAGAATATATTATCAAACGCAGAATTATTATCTTTATGGGAATATTCAATCAGAATAGAATCACCTATATTCTCACACACGCAGAACTCCTCACATTCTTTATCGCCTATAGTTACTGTATATATCCCCTCCGAAGGAGATAATGAGGCATAATACATCTTAATGCTTTCATTTACATCATAAGTGAGCAGTGTTATCTTGGAGGAAATATTGCCGATCTTATCATTCAAATAAGCTGAAGGTTTTTCGCCGTTATCACAAAAGATTTGCAGCAGGATGTTGTCTGACACAGAAAATACTTGTCTGAAACATCCTGCATTTGAATATTTATATTTCAGCGGTTTAAAGAATAACGGACAAACATCTCCGATTGATATCATAGTCTTTTCGTAAGTTTCTAGTAACTTGTGACTTCACAAGCTTTCATTGCAAATATAACAATTAAAATTTGAATCTTTATAACGAATTAAAATTTTTCACGATCAAAGTTACCTTTGAACTTTGTGATTTTGTAAAATTGTAATCAGCCTGCTGATAATATCCCTGTACAACTTTGCCTTGGTATTCCAGTTCAACAATTCCTGTAAGATCTTCCGGGAGTTCCACATCCGAAGTCTCAAATTCCACCTCCGCCACAGTAAACATCCTTTTTGAAAGAATTATATCCCTACTTTCCCCCATTCCATCAATACCCACATCACTATTACCATCTGATGACGCAAAAGTAAGCATCTCAACAGATGAGCCGATGTATGCTTCATTGGCCAAAACCATAGAAGAAGGGGAAAACATGGCATTGAACATTGTGTCAGGGCTGAGAACGCCACCCATAAGATAATCTCTGTTCAATATATACTTAAGTCCAGATGAATCAGATTTCACCCCTACCATAAATAAATCAGTGTCACTTTCGTTGTCTGTAGTATCTTCACCTATTTTGTCAGCAAGGAACTCTATGCCGTATGCGTCCGCACGGTATGGAGATATCATTTCAAGGCTATTGTCCGTCATGGTCACGCCTGTGGTATATTCATTCGTAAAACGGAACTCATCCTTTCCATTAGCCGTGTCGTAATCCTGTTTGTCAAAGCCTATCCGTATCCGAGAATACACCAATGCAGAATTAACCTTCATCTCATAATCAGATAAATCATCTATCCTTTTGACAACATCATCCGAGAAGTATTTGCTTCTATGCCGGAAAGTTACTGTATTCCCGGATATGTCGTAAGCATAACCAAACACGTAACTCATCCAGTTTGCAAATTTGGTGAAGGATGTATATATTTTGGCTCCAGGAATCTTACGGGCTGATTCAGCCGCCAAGAGCATACAATTATCAAGCCTTCTATCTCCTGTCCCCTCAATCACTCCAGTCAAACCATCTTTCTCTCCATTAATACTTTTAAGCAATCTGTTCAGCAATGTATCGGGCTTTATAACATCCATCTCAACAGGGTTTATTCGATTTTTCCATGATGCTTTAAAATAACTTGATGTTGAGACTTTGTATGGCAAATCCGGCAATACAGGTACAATCTCTTCTTTCTCATTGACATACATAGCTCTCACTATTATTTTATCATTATGCAAAAGACTTATATTGTACGATTCCGAAACCTTCTTTTCCACTGGCGTTTCTGATTCTGTCGTAAGTTCAAAACTTCCTATCACCGTTTCCGTAGTCACCGCTTCCCCATTACTATCAATCTCATTACTTATCTTCATAATCTGGAGCCTCACACCTCTTACATCATATCCCAAAGCACCAGACTGATATTTCCTAAACACAAACATATCAATATTAAACTCTATATTTATCCTAATTGATTTCAGGGCCTTTATCGAATATACATCATCACCACCTACTGTTTGATCATTAAATTCAAGAGACCCCTTTATTAAGGAATCACTGGCAGTTATATATATTGGCATTGGTGACATTTTCTTGCTGAAATAAACATTAATAAGAGTGTCATCGTCTTCCAATGTATCACCTGTAGGAATCCATTTTGCTGATTCTGAAAGTTCAAGTCCGTCATAAACAAGAGGAATGGGGCTTTTCACCTCTTCGACCGAATATTCATATTGAGTTCCTTTTTTTGACTTTATCATGGACGCCACGCTATCATCCACGGCATTTATCTGTAAGATACGACCATTATCCTGCAATGTAGAAAAATTGAGAGCGCAACTAAACCGTTCATTATACAACCAACTGTTATTTCTTGTACTTATTATTATTGAGGCAGAAGCATTCAAATAATCTTCATCATATTGTTTTAACAGCAATTTTCTAGCATCCCCAGCAAAAGAAAATTTGTTGGAAAATGTACGGATAACACCGTCATAGTCATTTCTCTTGAAACTAGCCTTCACCTCGTCCCAATTTTCAAGATCATCAGTAACCCTGTACTTCAGACCATTTATAAGTAACTCACATCGATAATACATAATTATTTCATTTTACGATTCAACCCATCGATTTCGTCACATGTCTGCCTTACAAGACAGGCATAAGATCCGGCGGTCCATTCTTTCAGATTGATATACATCTTATTATACTTCCCAATAGCGACAACTTCATTTATAAATCCACGTTTTGTAGGCTTCTCCTTCAGTTCCTCATTCTTTTCCTTACTTATCTTATCCAAATCATATTGTGCACGGGAATTTAATGCGGATATTCTAGCATTCATAGCCATTACATCACCTTTTTTACACGAATAACCTATCTTCATCAGAATATCACGCACCTCATCATACATTTTCAACTTCATCATGTTCTCACATGCCTTCATGCACTCCACAGTCATTGCAAGATTCATACGCTCATTACAATTCAATATCTCAGAGAACAACTGTTTGCTCCCGACAATTTCTACATAGTCATTGATAATTTTTGCCGATACAGCCCCTTTGTCCTCACCGTCAAATTCAATAGTATTGCTATCATTGGTATAAATCTCTATAAAAACGGACAAGGGAAGTTCATATATGTCACTTGTATACCTCATAATCAGATACTTTTTGAAAATTGCTGATAATTGTTTTCTCTTATCGCCTTGGCTAATTTTGCAAATCCTATCTGCTGTGATTTTTCCAGATGCCCTATCTTTTTCTCCAGTTCACTATAATCATTAACTATTGATACAGGAGGAAGATCGTTTTCGCTTCTATATGCCATAAGACCATCAAAATCATTTGCATGAGCCTTTATCCTGTCCATATCCACTGCATAAGGTATAACCTTCGCACCTTTAGGGATGTCAACCAAAGTAGGGACAGACGGAGTAATATACGCTCCTTTTTCAGTAACGATTGTTTCAGGGACACCACCATCACCCACTACAGCCAATCCGCCTTTATGCGAATCAGTACCCTTGGCATACTTCGGAATAGGAGTCGCTATAATAGTAGCAAGCTGTATCGCTCCCATAGCACCTAGAGCAGCTATCATAGGTATTGCAGCAGGGAAGCCCAATTGTTTTATCGTCTGCAAAATACCACCTGCTATCTGTATAGCCGCCTCAGCTATACTGGTAGCTTTCTCAAACTTTGCCTGTTTTGTTCTTAATGCAGCTTTTTTCTTCTCCAATTCGGCATTCTTTTGTGCCGTTTTATCTTCCGCCGCACGTTTACGCGCTTCGGCTTCTTCAGTTGTTATAGCACCTCTTTCTTCTAAAACCTCTATACGGGAAATTTCCTCTTCACCAGCTTTCTCATTCGCTTCCTGTTCAGCCTCAATAGCTTCAATCTGGCGATCATAAATGGATGATATCATTTCACCAATTCCACTAACCATAGAAGCCCACATCTCGGTAGTTCTTTCCATCTTCTCACCGTCTGTAAGTTCTTTCCAAACACCCGATATCTTATCAGACATAATACTGAATCCCTTATCCATCCCATCAAATATACCGGCAAACGGGCTATCGATATCCGATGCAAGATCTTTCAATGCAGAAGAATAACCTTTCAACACTTCAAAATTCCTTCGTGTGATATCCTGTTGCTCTTCCGCTTTTTTCAACTGATCATCCGCATTTATAGAACCTATCTCTGCTTCCATAGCCTTTATGGATTCTCTCAGCATTTCAATTTGTTGCTTGCTTACCACGCCCGATGCTTCCGCTATCTCAATCATTTTTTCAGCAGCATCTATCTGTATCTGTAATTGCTCGTTTGCGGCTTTCCGCTCCAGTTCACGCATGGCTTCATCGTATTCTTTTCGCGATAGCAGCCCTTTTGAGTAATTTTCTGTTATAATATTTTCAAGTTCCTTATATCCAGTACTTGTAGCTGCTATACGGAGAGATGATTGTTCCTCTTCCAGTCTGAGCATCTCATCAGTATACTTTTTCTTTTCCTCGATCCTTTTTTTCTCAGCCTCTGCCAACTTCTTAGCATATTCCTCATTCTCTTTCGCTATCTTCTGCATTCTCTCTTGGCCCAACATTTCCCGAAGTTTGTTCTCTTCCTCAGAATATCCCTTTACAGCTGCTATCTGGTCTTTATATTCTTTCTCTATGGCAGCAAGATTACGTTCATGCTCATCTTTAATGAGAGAAACGGACAAGTCAGCCATTTTATTCCTAAGATTCCCCATGTATTGCGCTAAATCATCCGATGCTTTATCGGCAGAATGAGGATTAAATGTAACATCTCCAATGTTAATAGAACTTGCCATATCTCTACTAGCCTTATCTGCTTGATATAACTGATTTAATAAAGAACCTATTTCTTTATCCAAGTCTTCAACCTGCTTGTTTAACTTCCCATACATGTCTCTAGCTGTATCCATAGCTGCCCCTTGACTGGATTCATATTGTGCTTTCATCTGATCTCTAGCAGATTCAAGTTTCGCACGTTTTTCTTCTTTTTCTGCCAACTGATCTTCCAAGTCTAATTTTTGTTTAGCCTGTTCTACAAGCCGATCTTGCACAGCTCTAGCTTTAGCCGAAGCTAATATGGCATTAGATAACCTTTGATAACTATCAGCCGCTTTACCTGCAAGAATGTTTTCATCACTTATATTTTTAAAGTATGAAGGATATTGCTTTTTCAGTTCCTCAACGGCTTTTTCCCGCTCTCCCATAGGTTTATTCAAATTGACAGCAGCCCTATATAATATATCCAATTTAATAGCTTCATCTTGGGCATTTTTCACACCTTCTTTTTGAGCTTTATTCAAATCCTCCTGAAGCTGTTTTAGATAATCAATTTCTTTTCTCGCATCAAACAGGCTACCCACCCATTTGGTTATCTCACCTCCATAACTCGATAAAAGAGTTATCCCAACAACTAAAGCCGTCTGCCAACTAAGAAGGGAACTCAATACCTGTTTAAATACAGGTGTAGCAGTCTGCCCCGATTTTTTAAGAAGTTCATATTCCACCCTTGCTTTCTTTAACTCATCAATAAATATAGGAAGGTTATTGGATATGGCAAGAAAGAAAGTATTGGCACTAACAGACAAAGCCGGAAGTTCTCTCGCAATCTGTTGTATGGAAACATTAAGGCCATTCCAACCAGAAGCATAATTACCCACATTACGTTGGTAATTGCCCATCTGTGCATCTATATCCTTTAATTGTTGATTCAGCTTGCCGATATTGTTCAAGATATCCATACCTTTTGCTCCCTCGCGTGCAGCTTGTGAAAGGTTATAATATTCCTTTTCCAACTGAAGCATTGAAGCCTTCATCTCGTTATAGCTTCCTGTAGTGGCAATCGCTACCTGTGTATGATTTCTCAATATCGCCAAATATTGTTTATTCTGCTCTGTCAGCGTGCGTAACTGGGATACCGTAGCATCTCTTTTGGACTTGTATTCCTCTTCGCTGATAGCACCTTTCTTATACTCCTTCGATAATTCTTTCAGAGATGTTCTTAAGGCTGAAATTATTTCTTTGTTATCACTTAATCTACTGTTCAATTCGGAGGCTTGTGTATCAAAAGCCTTTACCGTCTGACGGATTGAATCAAAATCAGCAGCAGTCATGGATATTTTCTTAGATGCCTCTTGGAATGAAACAGAAGCAGTTTCCGCATCCTGTGACACGTTCTTCAAGTCTTCGGAAGCACCTCTCAAATTTACTTTTACTTCCGTTATCTTGTCTGCCAATGTATTCAATGGTTTGGTAAGAAGCTCTATCTTACGGGAAATATCGGTCAATAACTTTAATTGACTAGCCTGTAATTCAGACAACCTATTTTGAGAAGCATATAATTTGGTAATTGTAGCATTATAACTGTCAACTTTAGACTGGTATTCTCTTAGATTACCCGGCTTAAAATTTATGCCATCACTTAATTGTTTTGTGAAATTCGCATATTCGGAAGATGTGGTTTGAATATTAATCCTTATCTCATTTAACTTCTTAACGATGTTAGGATCAATCGCATCAGTAATTTTAAATTCTGCTCCTGCCATGGTCTTTTCGTAAGTTTTGGGTAGTGCATGACTTCATGCACCTTCTAAAAGCAAAGATAGTGATTTTATTGATATTATGAAGGTGAGAAAATAAAAAATGAGGTTGTATCAAATGCTGATACAACCTCATTTTTTATCATTCGTTTTCTTGAATGTTATTAAATTTACTCCATCCTATTGCCCTTGAATATATTTCCAAACGACCTTTAGGTACATATAAGATACAATTCTTTTTCACATCTTCATCAAAGCAATTTTCAAAAATATCTGGAGGAGTCAAACATTCTATATTTATTTTTGCTATATTGGGACAATTTTTAAAAGCATTAGGATCTATATTTTTGGTTCTAGGACCAATAGTAATAACTTTTAAATTTAAGCATCCTTCAAAAGATTCATCTCCAATCCTTTCCGTTCCTTCTCCTGTATATAAAAAATCAAGGCCCAAACAATCTTTAAAACTTCTTTGACCTATTATTTTTACTTTTTCATGGATAGTAACATCAGTAATATAAATCATTCCTTTAAAAACCTCATAACCAATAGTCGTAACCCCTTTAGGTATTATTACTTTTCCCTTTTGTTCACTTTTTATTTTTTCTAAAACAAGAGCGACATCATTATCCCCTGCAATAGCTCTCAATACAAAATCCCCATCTTCAGCTTTAGTTCCTTTTCCCATGTTGAGTGCAACAATTACTATTATTGCTATCACTCCAATCATTAAAATAGCAGACATTATCTATAGTTTTTAATTAGTTATTTTTTACAAAGTACAATATTTTCAAATTCAATTGCAAACATTACAACATATTTGTTTGCAATTTAGAATATTGTATAAATAAATTAGATACATAGCATTTCAATCTTCATGTTTAAATTTCACCTTCTCACTTCTTTTCCCAGTGCATACAATCAGTTTGAGATGCTTGCCGTATATCTGTTCAAGTCTATTATTTTGTTCTTCCATTTTTTGAAGTATAATTTCAAGTTTATCTATTGTTTTCATAGTCTTTTTATTTGTGTTGCGAATCGCAACTGTTATGGATGTAAAGAGTCTGCCCACCTCGTAAAATAAGGTGGGAAAGACTTGATTAATATGTAAGATTTAAATTAGGCTATTTTCATCAATTTTCCGTCAGAACGTTTGCCACCAAACAGGTAATTGATGTATGCAAGCCCTTTCTGTGTGCATAGCACAACCATCACGACAAAGCCCGGATGATTATCTCTTGGGATAGGCTTTTCTTTCATCTCAAAGTAGCCTGCATCAATATATTTCTGTTTTGGCTCATTCCTGTTAGCAAAGAATACTCCTGCTTCACGAAGCTTCTTGAACAAGGTATTTCGTCCGAATGGTAAGCCGAGTATCTTGGCAGCCTGTCCTATATCACATTTGCCTTCCATCGCAAAGGCTTTGTCGGCAAAGTCAGCTTTGGGCTGGAGCTTCTCTATCTTAGCATCTTTCTGTTCGATTTGCTTTTTCTGTTGCTCCGATTCAATACGCATCCGTTCTTTCTCCTTTTCAGAAGCTACCAAAGCCTCCAATGCTTCAATGTAGGTGCTAGGAGTTTGAAAATTCCCGTTTTGTTTGTCCCTTTCCAATTCTTCCCAACGATCTATAATCTTTTCCCTGAGTTTTGCATCGTATCCGCTGGCAAGGATTAGGCAACCTTTCTTTGTAAGTTCATAACAAGGTCTTTTCTCACCCTTTTTATCGGTGTATTCAACCTCCACAAAATTGTGGGCGTTTACTCCTTGATTAAGTAAGTTTCTGATGTCACGTAAGATAGCATCATGTCGCTTACCTGTGAGTTCCGCAATCTCCAGTGAACTTATTGTTCTTTTTTCGCCATTTTCCCCATCAATAGGTATTAACTTATTAAAATTTTCCATATCTTTGCGATATAAGATTAATATTGTTCCCCGTTGGCGGCTCAGTCACTTCCGCCTCCGGGGATTTATTTTGACTGATTGTAGCAGGTGAGGGATCGAACCTCATTGTGCCATTATTCACTCCTGCTTTCCTCCCTTATACTATCCACGCTTGGAATTGTATAAAAAGAAAGTTCCGTAATAGGTGCAAGCTACTACGGAACAGTCATATATAAACTCCAATAGGAGAATATTTAATCAACATCAAGTAACGCCTTGCACTTGTTACATATACAAAGGTAAATGATGTTTTTATCTTATACAATGGTATGAATATTAAACAAAAGACAATATCAATTAATAGTAATACTAAGTAACGCATAGTAATATATAGTAACGCAATTATTAAATATTACATTCACAATTTAGACAAAATCTAAATTACAACATAAATGATAGTTTTGTTTTTCAATTAAAAAATAAATATCTTTTCGCACAAGACATTTGAGGAAAAATCAATATTTACATTGGGAGAACATTGGGATATTTTCGGTAATACAATTTAGTCAATGTAGATTTAAGGCTGTTATAGTCTTTGATAAAGCCTAAATCTATCCATTGAGCTATCTGTAATTCTAACTCATATAATTCGCGGATTTTATCTTCATCGCCAATCTTATTACGCATTTCTGATTCATGTTTGCCATAAACTATGATGTTTAGAGACTTGGCTAAGTCCTTAATCTTTTTCTGGAATATATCCCCAGGGAGTATTGAACAAACGGCATGACACATAGCAGGATAAGCATCTCCAGCTAAATTACGGTATTGAATCATCTCATCATATACGAAGCGTATTACCTTTACTTCAAAGCGAGGATTAATCCACATGGCAAATTTGGTAAATAAGAAAGGATGCATCCATACTTCTTCTTTAGGTCTGCCAGCTTTACCCTTCTCTTTAACCTTACTCTTCTTAACTACCTGATTATCAATTTTAGGGGAATTTTCCCCTAAACCATTTTCACGTTCTTCAGCTATGAGCGCTTCTATAAAATCTCCAGTTCTTTTAGCCAAAAGAAACTCATCCATTTTTCTTTGTTCATTTCCTTTTACTGAATTCCATTGACGTAACAAGTCCCCACCGTCAAAATAGCTATCTTTTGTTCTCTGACTAACTGTAAATTCACCCATTGGGCGAATCATGATTTGATTCGTTTTCATGTCTTTTCGTTCACAAGATGTTCCGTACATCTTAATACGGGATATAAAAAAATGCGGCAACCGATATAGAGGAGTCGGCCACCGCATCATATCCATTACTCTTAATGAATATATAATATCTTTCTATGCGAAACCTCTATCTATCGCTGTTGCTAAATTAATAAATAATACGGGAAACGCCAAAATAATAGAATGATAAAAATCACCATTTTACGGAAATATGAATTCAACAAACTCACCCGACCAGTTTTCACCTTCACGACAGAATTTATACACATCTCCAACCTTGTATAATATATAAACACATTCATCCATAACAGCAGCCTTCTCTGCGATTGATCGCATATGCTCCATTTCCCTCATTGACTTATTCCCTTGGCACAAGCAGTTTTTCATAATTCGGTTCAATTCCATTTTTTGTTAATAATACTTTATAGTTCGCACCTCCTTATAAATTTCTCAATAGAGGGCATAAGCCTGTACGTAACATAATGCCTCCTTGCTTTGGAGCTTACCTTGAAAATTTTATAACCATATTTCTTCTCAATATCAGAACCAAAAGAAACGCCATAGCTGGCAATCCTTATACCATTTGATATTGGTATTGCCGTGATGGAACTATAAAAATCTCCACGTATGATAAGGTTTGGAGTATTGTTCCCTCTTGCAGAAAAACCCAGATATGAAGGTTTCGGTTTCTGTATCTTTGTCTTCCAATTTTTATAGCGTTCGGCGTTTTTCTTCCAATGCTCTCCATAAGTTTTTTTAAAGTATGGGTCCTCTGTATATCCGGGAATTAAAGGACTTTCATCGCCATCAACACCACTATATAGCTGTTCTCGTATATATTCCTCAAACTGAGGAACATCCCTTTCCATCTTATCCCTTATCATTGGCTGAATGCCATCAGCCAATTTCTTCCAACATCTCGCGTATTCCTCCAATGTCATAGCAAAACGGGGGATCAATCTCCCCCGCCTCCTAAATTACTGTTATTGATAATTCTATTATATACGGAAACCAGCCTTGATTTCCGCCTTTCTCTAGAAATGTCCTTCCAGAATACATCTATATTCTGAGCGACAAACTCATCCAATGAAAGTTTGACCACCTCGGACTCTATAAATGTGACTCCATTAATTCTCATTGTACCCATTGTTCAATTCCAATGACCCCATTAGCCTGTAAAATAGAAGGAGATTTAAGCACCGGCACACCTCCTGTCGCTGTAAGCACACCGTTACTGTATTCCAGTGCTGATGCACCAGAAACGACCGTTGAAGCCTTCTTAGACAATATAGATCCATAATATGCAGTAAGATCCGTGCGGTCATAATGATCCACGAGCTTATATGTATTTTCAGGAGATGTCATTTTGACAAACTCAACGTAATTCAATCCCTTGAGAACATTTTCCAAATTGACACCCGCTTGCTTTACAGACATGTTTTTCATCATCTTCTCGGTATCGGAATACATCGCATTAAACGCAAGATAAGCCTTCTGACCGCTTGAATCATAAGCCTGTCCTGTAGGGTAAACACCAGATAATGCAAAACCCGCAAGTTCATCTGTCCCGTCATCTTCTCCGTAGATTACATTATTCTTGTCAAAAACATACATATCAAACAATGTATCCTTGTTGGCTACAAGATTAGCTTGTAAAGCTAGATTAAACTTACGCAACGTGAATGTATCCGTCCTTGCCGAATAGCCCGTTATTTCCGACCCGGCATAACCATTTTCTGTTGTATTGGGTTCACCGCCGCTTACCGCGTATTCCGAAAATCCTGTAATAGGATAAATTCTGTCCGGATAATCAGCATGACAGGCTTCCTCCAAAGCCTCAGCAGTCAATCCTTTGGGCAGTTTTTTGCCATGAATGACCAATATAACACCTGCGACCTTGTCCGGTTGCAGGGGGCAGTAACTCATTCCAGTATTAAATCCGGACGTGCTGCCGCACTCTCTAATATCTGTTCGCATAACAATTCTGATTTTTAACTGTTAAATCCAAATTCTTTATTTCAATAGCATCTATCTTTTCGCCAACTTCCTTACCGTCAACATCAACAGCGCCACGTCTTCCAAAACTATAATTTTCTGAATATGTATGGCTTACAATACCGGAGTAACCGAAATCAAATTTATCACATTTTTTTAACTCTTCTATGAATCGGTAATACAAAGGTCGAAGAATACCTTCAAAAGATATCTCACGACGTTGTTCATTTGTATACTTTTCCAGTGTATTGGTAGCGATTATTATGTTTACAGATGCCTTACAAAAATAATTCTCACTATCCCTTTCCTCGTCTAAGGGAACATACAGCCCTATCATTGGGAATTTTCCCGATGCTGTCACCCTGCTTTTCCCAAGAAGAAGAAGTGTTTCCCTTATATAAGAACTGTCACCATATATGTAATTTATCTGTTGATCCATTCTTTTTGACAAGGAAGCACATACATCTGATATTATATCAATTATCATAGCCCAAAAGAATTAATTGTTTCCATCAATTCGAAATCGGTGGCGATATCCGGATAGTCCGCATTATTGGCTTGAAGCCATCTCACAAGTCTGATATTCATTCTTACCATGTCGTTCCATGCAAACATCATTTTCCTTTCGGGACTTACAAGACGACCATCATCTCCATCAGCCTTCACTCCTGTAATAGTCGCCTGAGTGTGATTATGTCTCAAGTAATGGAAGTATATATAGTTGGCGATGGGGGATTTGGAAATCTCCCTATCGCCATCACTATATTTCATGACAAGATGCGCTATAAGATCATCCCATCTTTTTTCCTTAGTTTTTCCATCGTTGGAAATATAGGATGAGAATTCCTTATACAACTTTTCCCCTAGGAGCTTCTCTAAATATTCCGGCTCATATTGCGTTACAAAGCCTTGAAGGCTGTCAACAATTGCCTTATTAGTCTCAGAAGGAGTATGTATATTCAATACTGCACCTTCGATATCAAGAATGCCACCTTGGAAAAAAGTATAATCCACCAACATTACACAATATCTTTGAGGTTCTTCTTTTTATTGAACAAATCTTCAGCACCGATTTTCTTAGCGTCCTCCATCAATTCCGAAGGAACAGTGGCAACACGTCCATCTTGGAAGAACTTACCTGCAAGTAACATATTAACACTTACTTTATCGCCTTTTTTATAAACGGCCCCGTCCTTTGCGAACTCAACCTCATAAGTTTTAGTCAAATTTACTTTCATAATATTTAATAAATTTATCCGCCAATACCGGCAGGGGTTATAGCTTCAATAACGGTCGCAATCTTATCCTTGACAAATGCAGTTTTATATTGCTTTTTAATATACACCATAAGACGTTTTTCACCAAGGATAGTCACCATATTTTTAGTGAAATCATCATTTTCCCATCCAAGTGTAATGGTAAGAACCCATACATCACGGATGTTAAGATAGTTAAAATCGCCAACCCAAATATCACCTTGTTTGATTGCAGTGCTGGTTTCCACTTTCAAACCTTGAATCAGTTCATCACCAATACGGAAAGGACGGAGATATTGTCCATTAACATCCTTAGTCAACTGCATCTGTGCATAGTCAAGAGGATGCATAAGCACAAGGTTTGGACGATAAGCCATATTGGACATTGATACAATCTGTGTATACATACCAACAATAACATCATAAGTGTTGGGTTTCTCTACTTTCAGAGCTGTCAAAGAGAATGTAGGTATATCACTCCCAATCCCTTTAATCTGACCGCCGGAACCAGTACCAGACAGAATACCTTCTTCTTCTTTCAAACCAATACGATTGATAATCTCAGCCCTAACCTCCGCAACCAACTGAGGCAAATCAGATAATGTTTCTTCGGTTACTTTTGTGCCAAGAGCCACTTTGCCAGCATTGATAGTAACTTCTGCCAATGTACCGCTCATCATAGGCTTAAGACCGCCTTCTGGAACCCATTCAGCTTCTTCTTCACCTGGATTGAACTCCGCATAAGTCAATGATCGTGTAGATATTGCTGCCACATTGGCAAATTTACGGATTACAGTCTGGGAACGTGGATCAACAGATAACTGACTATCAATTGTCATGTTATAATGTGGTGCCACACCCGTACTCTTCAAGGGATCAACCTCCTTCTTGTTTATAATAAGCGTAAGGCTTTTCTTAAAACCGGGGGACTGCTTACAAGCCGTTTTCAAGTCCACAGTTTTCTCTCCATGCTTGCCTACTGTGATGAAATCCTTCAATTGATCTTCAATCTGCTGGTCTACAGACTTGAACACCATTTGCCCGTCTTCATTCTTATGCATTGCACCTTTCATGCGAACGATTATCTCTTTCATCTCACCAAGTTCCTTACGCACTGTTTCCAATTCCTTTTCGGAATCTATCTTTTGAGAAACCTCATTTAATTTATCCTCAAAAGTTTTTTTGTCGATAGTATCGTCCATGAAATCGCCTACAGTAGCGTTTATTGCGTCCTGCAACGCCTGTAATGACTTCACGGAAACCTCATCCATTACCGACAAATCAATTTTGCTTAAAAAGTCAAATTTCATGCTTCTTTAAGTTTTAAAGGTTTTGTAAATAGTTTTATTTTTTCATCGGCTCCCTCTTCATCAAGTGGCTTGTCTGCCGGCTTGTATCGAGCGAGTGACATCGCTTTTCTTACTAACATTTGGATTTCCTCCCTCTTTCTTATCGGAAGTCCTTTACATACATCACTTATTTCAACCGGAAGTGACTCCAACGCACTTTCATATTCTTCTGCCGATTTCAGACCAAGATATTCAGTTTCTCCATTACATCCTATGGACACTACGGATATCTCATACAGAATGACTTCCTTTACAACCAAGCAATCACGTTCCCTGTCATATTCACATTTTTCCCATACATAACTATAACCTATAGAGAACTGGTTCAAAGTTCCACTTTCAAGCTGTTTCAACGCTTGATTTCCTCTTTCCACATCATCAATATACGCTTCAAAGTAAAGCCCTTTCTCATCTTCTTGCAGAAGCGTAATGCGTCCTATAGGCTCATGCATGTCATGCATCCACAAAAAGATAATCTTATCATTAGCAGAACTTCCCGGACCTCTCTCCTGTATGCTTTTTGAAAAACAACCTTTCAGGAGCATATCACCGGATTTATCAATGTTATTGAAAACCGCAGCATAACCACTTATAGTTCTACTGCCAGAATCATATTGTATCTCCTTTGCATAAAAAGCTAAGGATTTATACTGCTTCCCCAACCTGTTCTTGTATTTGCTTGTCTCCATCATTATTTATTTCACTTTTAAATTCTCCCTTAGGGTTATCAGGATCAATATCTGTAAAATTGGACATTTCGGTTCTTGCTTCTTCAAAAGTAATCAGCCGATTGTTATACAATGAAGCTACAGCATTAGAGGCTGTAGACAAGGCATCCGCCAATTCTTTCATATCCTTTTGAAGGCAAGGGACATGAGTGAAGTCCATTTTGATTATTGCCCTGTCCTTACATATAGCATTAGTCAGAACCTCTGTTATAGATTCACTGTCAGGGATAATAAGATCCTGATATGCCGCTTTCTTTGCTTGAGAAGAGTTATCATAAGTACTTCCTTGTATAATCAGATTGGGGTCAAAGCCTATCGTCTGAGCTATCGCTTCCAAGCACGCCTTATCCTCCTCATGAAGCTTCAATTGGTCTGTATTTGACCCCAATGTAATCCACCCTAGTTTCTTAGGAGTCACCATGATTTCATACAACTTATGCACTATACCATATTTCCTTTTGAAATCATCCTGCAATTTCTTGGATTCAGACGGAGTAATAGCTGCATTCCCTACGTCAGTCGTATCATTTCCGTATAGTATCCCTTTAGGTCCTCCATTAACAATAAGGTTTCCTCTCCCTATCAGTTGAGCCATATAGTTTCGAGTATGAGTAGATAATGCGTCCACAGGGGAGTGGAAGGTAATTCTCCCTCCATTATTACTTGGAATATCCATTATCGAATCGTATATGACAAAATACTCCTCATCACCAAGTTCTATATTCTCATTTCCCCAACGTATATATACCTTACTAGCAATTGAAGAAAGCTCTGTTTGAGTAAACGGGTCCTTACCGAATGATTCCATGTAGAATAATTCGGGAGGTATTACCATCATGGATTTAGGGAGATCAGACTTTAAAGCTCTTAGTGTATAGACAGGGCAAAATCCGAAACACTTCAAAGATATCTCAATCTGCTTTATAAAAGAACGCCCACTCTGTATCACATTCGGACGATTCAGAAGAGTCACAATGTCTTTGAAACTCCTCTTCTCGTTTCCGTTAATATCCGTCACATAATACCGCCCATTCTGCATCATTCTTCCGCAATGATCTAGAACCATTGCAAACGGCCAACATTCATGTAAGGCTCTTGATTTCCCTTCAACGGTCGACATGTCAAAATCTATATCCCCTCTATTGCCAGAAAACAGATTTTCCACCCATTTAGGAACATAAATAAAATTACCACCATCATCTTTACCATGATAAGTAGCATCACTATACATATCCTTATTCGACTTCTTTAAAGAAGGTATCTTAAACCAATGTTTCATTGTTCAACAATAAAGGCAACCGCCGTTATAATACAGCAATTGCCTCCACAGTGATCACGTTCTAAAAGTGGGTATGGTGTAACTTCACACCATGAAGGCTATTGCCTGCTACAAAGGAACAAATTAATTTATTTATTAACAAACAATTTAAATATTATTTTTGTTTAATCTAAATTAAAATAACAGATTATACAACATATATTTTATTAACCTTTTTCCCATGTGGATACAACCTGTTTGATATCTTTGCTATTGTCTTCTTGGGAAAATGGGATAGAGAGTAGGGCGTGGATTGAACGGCTGCTGTGCTTTTTGCTGGCGGTCGTTCTTTTTTTGTATTCTTATTTGCGAAAGAGAGAAGCAATATTTATCTTTGTGGAAGCGTGTGAAGATGCACGCCACATTGATTATGACGAAAGGACATACTACATATTTGATAAAGCCAAGAGCTTGTTGCGGATTAGTTTCCGTAGCAGGCTCTTTTTTGTTTTGTATGACCAAATAAAGAAGACATGCCTCTGTAATAAGAAGTATTGTCAATTCTTAATACAGATGATGAATTACTAAACGCATTTTTGCGTTTAGCTTTTGTATCAACGACTTACGAAGATTCAACAGGCAAAAGTAATTAAAAACGTTGATAATTAATGTGATGCAAAAGTGCAGGACATGTTTATTAAATATATAATAAGAAGTAATATGCTAGTTGTAGAAAAAGTTTCGTCTGCTCTTGAAATGAGTGGAATTATGGTTTACGAACACCCACTATTTGGCAAAGTTCGTATGTATGTTGAAAATGGTAAAAGTTGGTTTTGCGGAATGGATATTGCCACTTCTCTACAGTATTCAAATCCATCAAAAGCAATTATAGATCACTGTAAACCAGCCTCCATAACGATTCGGGAAGTAGGGGTGCAAACTGGATTAAAAGCAGATGGCACGCCAGCTATACAAATGAAATCAATGAAGTTTATCAGCGAAGGCAACATCTATCGCTTGATAACCAAAAGTCAGATGCCGAAAGCTGACGAGTTTGAGAGTTGGATATTTGATGAGATTGTTCCTTCGGTGGTAAATACAGGTAGTTACTCGCTTCACTCTCAGTATAACGTCCCTCAATCTTTTGGAGAGGCCCTTATGCTAGCTGCCCAACAGCAAATGAAGATTGAGGAGCAACAGAAACAAATAGAACAGAAGACCGAGCAACTTGATGAATCCAAAGAATGGTACAGTATCAAGCGTTGGGCAAAGGAGCATAATATGAACTGGCGTTCCATCAACTGGCGAAGAATGAAAGCATTATCTTATGGATTGGGCTACGAGATCAAGAAGATATTTGATGCCAACTATGGACAGGTGAATATCTATCATATTAATGTGTTCAAAACTTACTTTAAATGAAAGACGTAATTTACAATTTTATCAACGAGCACATGATGATACATATTGTGCTTATAGCCTTGTGTATTGCGGCTACAATGGGGGCTATGTTAGTAGACCTTATCACGGGAGTAATGAAAGCCAAGCAACGGGGGGAGGCAAGAACATCCACGGGGTATAAGAAAACAGCCGTCAAAGCGAAGAAGTATTTCACCCCGTTCATAGAATTGTGCTTCATTGACCTGTTATGCTGCGTAGTTATCCCCTTCCCTATTTTTTCAATGATTTGGACGGGGTACTGCATTTTCTGTGAGTTTAAATCAGTTCGTGAAAAATCATGGGAAAAAGCGGAGTTGCGCAAGGCAGAAAACACAATGAGTGTGATTATCGAGAACAAGGATGATATTGCCAAGATCATGGCTCAGATATTGTTTGATAGTGAAAAAGAAAAGGAGGGAAAGAGAAATGGCTGACGTAAGAAAACTTGCACCGTTTATCCTGAAGTGGGAAGGCGGTTTTATAAATGACCCTGACGATTTGGGAGGGGCTACCAATATGGGCGTAACCATCGGAACTTATGAAACGTATTGCCGGAAGAAAGGCTATCCCAAGCCTACGGTTGAAAGATTGAAAAACATCACGAAAGAGGAATGGACGGAAATCTTGAAAACCATGTACTGGGACAGATGGAAGGCTGATGAGATAAAATCGCAATCAGTTGCTGACATATTGGTTGATTGGGTCTGGGCATCCGGTGCGCACGGAATTAAGATTCCTCAACGCTTGCTTGGTGTTACAGTGGATGGCATTGTAGGTCCCAAGACACTTGCTGCAGTTAATTCCCGTAATCCCCGTGAATTGTTTGACCAGATCAAGATTGCACGGTTTGATTTTATTGAGGATATATGCCGGAAACGCCCAGCAAACAACAAGTTCAAACGTGGTTGGATGAACCGTATCAACGATATAAAATTTGAGGGATGAAACAAAGGATCTATATATGGATTGCGGTAGGGATAGCATTGCTATTGCTGTTTGGGTCATGCCGGAGTATAAGGTATGTTCCGGTAGAAACAATAAGGACTGACAGTCTTTATCTTACTGTGTATGAACGTGATTCCATTCACATTAAGGATTCTATCTATGTAAAAGAGAAAGGCGATTCTGTATTAGTTGACAAGTGGCATATAGTCTACCGTGACAGGACAATTCGCGATACAGCCTATATAGAGAAGGAGAAAGATGTAGAAGTCCCCTATCCTGTGGAGAAGGAATTAACATGGTGGCAGAAGACAAAATTAGAACTAGGAGAGTTATCTATAGGTGTTATATTAGTATTGCTAATCGTAGTCATTTGGCTGATAAAGAAGAAGGGAGGTGCAAGATGAGATAGCAACATCAAGTATTATTCGCCACAGGTAGAAGTGTGGCATATAATAGAAAAACTCATTTAATAAAAGTAATTCTTTCAGGGGGCAGAATTAAAATAACCCCCGACACTTGAAGTTTAACGCCAATCAAACTTTAAAGCATACAAAAGCATACATAGGTAAGTGTCAGGGGTAGTAATATCCTTACTTATTTCCTACGTATGCTTTTGTCATGATTGTATTTGATTGGCAAGGCAAAAATACAACAAAAATTTAAACCACAATGTGTAAGTCTGAAATTTTTGCCAAAATAATAGCTCTTGTTTCTAAAGGAACAGAAATACCTACCGAATTAATAGTAAGTGACAACCGTGTCACAGAGATTGTTAACGCTAGATATATCCTTGTATATATTCTATACGAAAAAGGATTTTATCCATCTCAGATTTCTTCTCTCATTCATAAAACTAAGCGTTCAGTGAACTATATGATATCAAATTTTCATATACGTCTAAAAAGTGAAAAAATGATGAGAATATATTGGGATAATATAAAGAATTTGTTGGGAAACAACTGATTCCTCATGAGATATGATATATATACTTTTGTGAACGGTCGATTTTGACCGGGATACAAAATACAAATACTTATGGAACGAACTTATGTTTTTAACCAAGACGGTGGAACCGGAGCAAACAATGGTCTGCTTGCGTCCATTCTTCCGTCCTTGCAGAGCCGTGGAATTGACACAGGCTATCTGATGGGGCTGATGGGAGGAAATGGAAACGGCGGCTTTTTCGGAAACAATGGCGGTTTTCAGGACATCATCGCATTGATTGTGATTGCAGCCATCTTCGGTAACGGGAACTTCGGATTTGGTGGCAACAACAACCAAGGAGCGAACGAAGGAAGAGAAATGATCATGCAGACACTTAACCGAAACGGTGTCGACATTGCAGCATTAGCACAAGCTGTGAACACATCATCAGACCAAATCCTTGCCGGTATTAACTCTGTATCACAGGCTATCTGCGGTCTCGGCAACCAAATGGGCCAGAACACCAACAGTATCCTAACTGCGATCATGCAAGGTAACAACGCTCTGACATCTCAGATCTGTAGCTGTTGCTGCGACATGAAACAGCTTGTAACCACACAGGGATACGAGAACCAGCTTGCGATGTGCAACCAGACTAACACATTAGTCAACACTGCTAACCAGAACACATTGTCATTGCGTGATGGTGCGACAGCCAACACGAATGCCATCCTTGCCAAACTTGACGCTATCCAGAATCAGGCATTGCAGGACAAGATCGCATCTCTTACTGCGGAAAAGGCTACTTTGACAGCCGAAATCTCTCAGCGTAACCAGAACGCCACTATCCTGAGTGCGGTAGGACAACAGATCGCTCCTTTAGCAGCCGGATTGCAGGCATTGCAGAGCGATGTTGATGGTATAAAATGTAAATTACCTAACACTGTCCCGGTACAATACCCTAATATTGTAGGTGTGAACGTGGATACATATCGTGCCGCAGCATACGGTGCTTATGCAGGTGATGCTGTATATGGCCGTGGTGGTTACGGATGCGGTTGCAATAACTACTGGGGTTAATCCGGTGAGAAAGGAGGTAGATATGTGGCCTAACTTTTTTACAGGATTTCCGTTCCCGTTTCCCTCCCTTGGCAGAGTGAATTACAACACTCTTCCTACGGTGGCTGTAACAGTCGGTACTGAGAATGTGACTTTGGAGCTTCCTAACCATGCGTTCCGCAACAGGGATTATGTCGGAGGGTTCTATGTCAATCTTCGTCAGGCGATCCCTGCCGGCACGACTGCCACGCTGCCTATATTGATAGGGACCAACGGGGATACAAGACCGTTGTTAGCTTACAACAACGAGCCTATTACGGTTGCCAACCTTGCCGGAACCGGTATTTATGAAATCCACTATAACAAATACACCAACGAGCTGTTCCTTGTTAATGGCGGATACAGACCTACCGCTACTCCGGCTGCAACGGCAGAAGCAATGTCAAGCAAAAGCAAGTAGTTAACACGGGTGCCGGGGTTCTTGGCACCCTATTAAAATTAAACCAATATGTTTCAATCACTTCGTACCAATAACCAGTTATATATACTTCATAAGGATGCTAACCCGTTTATCGAATACGGCCCGGTAGTCAGCGTTTCCGCTCCCAAGCCGAAATATCCTATGGCATCCCCTATGGGACAGTTGCCCCAAATGGAAATGGTTGTGGATGTTGTTGTCTGTATCAACGGGCAGAACACGACTTTCCAAAATCTTCCTGCCGGCATGGATATAGCCGACTTCGGACAGAACGGCAATATCGTAGTGTCATGCTCACGTGATGCGATGAATAACGAGGTCGCTTCTATGAAACAGAAAAGCATAGACATCATCAACAGCATGGATTTTCACAATTCCGTCATTGCAGGGTGTGACAAGATGCTTACGCTCTTGAACCCTGAATTTGCCGAGAAACAACGTCAGGAGCAGGAAATATCCTCTCTGAAAGGGCAAATGGCGGAAATGAGCAAGAACATGTCTGACCTTATGGAATTGAACAAACGGCTTATGGAACAGCTCGGAGTGGTTGAAACATCCAAAACAAAGAAATGATTATGGGAATGTGGGAAATATTAGAAGAAGGGCGTGACGATTACGGACGCGGCTTCGGTATGAGAGGTGACGAGGTGGAAGAAGCCTACAAGGAAGGCTGCCGCCACGGTTACGAAAAGGCCATGAGAGAGATTCATGGAGACATGGGCTTCCGTGATGGCGGAAGAAATTATTCAGGATCAGGTATGGGAGAACGCAGATATCCCGGCTATTTCCCTGAATATCCCCGCATGGATGACATGGGAGAACGCAGACGCAGACGCGCCAACGGTGAGTTTTATTAATGGTGGAGGGGTGGAATGCCCCTCTTTTTAAACAAAGGTTATGGAACAGAGATTGGATACATACAGCAGATTCCCATCTGGCATGAGGGAATATCTGGAAGCATACGGCTTTCATTTCAGCAAGAAACTTTATGAATGGGCCGTCTCAAAAATGAAAGTGAAAGACGAAACCACGGGTAAAGAAAAAAAGTTGGAGCCGTGGAGCAAAGATGAAGTGGACGATATGCTGAAAGCGAACGGAATTACCATCGAGCACGACAAGGGTTATGACGTTGCTTATGTCGCAAACATGCTGAAAGCGGATTTCTATAAAAAATCATTGGTTGACGAGGCGCATTTGTGCAAGCATATAAAGTGCTACCTTGATGATATTGATGGCGATCCTTGCAGGGCGTTTGACGAGTTCTTTGCCACCTGTATAGGTAAAGGGATTCCTGTAATCTGGTCGGATGTGATATGATTGTTCAGGAGTTCTACATACCAAAATATGGGGACTGGCACGTCAAAGTGTATTATGCGGTACACACCTATTGGGCGGATCGGATCATTATGGACCTGTACCGTATAGGATGCAGGGGGGATTCCCTCAAGCGTGCGTATCGCAATCTGACTGAAGGCAGAATGAATACCGGTCTAACCTATTCGGACTACAGGAGAAGAGAAACAGTAATGGTTATCTCACTAACCTCCACTCCCGAAGAGTTTCAAAATTCGTGGGATCACGAAAAAGGTCATTTGTGCCGGCATATCTCCAAGGCTTTCGGGATTGATCCCTATGGTGAGGAAGCGCAGTATCTTAGCGGATATGTGGGGCAGAAGATGTTTCCGGTAGCGAAGAAATTTTTATGTGAACATTGCAGAAAGGGACTGGAAAAATAATAATCGAACAGAAGCGTTCTTTGACTTGTTGGAATTACCGTTTTTACAAAATAGTCGTGAAATTATATACATAAATCCAATAAAATTATATATCTTAATTATAGATATATATTGGAATAACAAATACTTTATTCTATCTTTGAGCCGAATTTTAAATTATAGATGGAAATGGAACAAGAAAACAACAATGCGATTCTTTCTTTTGAAGACTTTAAAAACCAAAACGGCATCGTTTATTGGTGGGCCTCAGAAGTAATGGTTATGCTTGGATATAATGATATGAAAGCATTTTGTAAAGTTCTTGACCGCGCAACAAAGGCTTTTGTTTCGCTCAACATTCCTCATTATGAAAATATAATAGCTGTGAAACGCAATAATAATGGTGTTGAGTTCCAAGACTTCAAACTTACACGTTTTGCGTGTTATCTTGCTGCTATGAATGGCGATCCAAAGAAGCCAGAAGTAGCATTGGCGCAAGCTTATTTCGCACAGCAAACACGAAAATTTGAATTATACATTGAAAACAATCAGGAAATAGACCGCGTGCTAATACGTGAAGAACTTGCAGATGGAAACAAATCTCTCGCTTCAACGGCAAAAGCCGCAAATGTTACTGATTATGCAAAGTTTCAAAATGCAGGTTATCTGGGTATGTATAATATGGAATCGTGGAAGCTTGAAAAGAAACGTGGCGTTAAAAAAGGAAAGCTATTTGACAGAATGAGCCGTACCGAACTTGCTGCCAATCTATTCCGTGTTACCCAAACCGAAGAGCTTATAAAGAGTAAACAAATATCTGGACAAGCTAATTTAGAACAAACACACTATACTGTTGGAAGACAAGTCCGAAATATAGTAGAACAAAATACCGGGCGCAAACCTGAACAGTTGCCACAAGAAAAAGAATTGCCTATAATTAAAAAAGCTCTTAAAATGACAGCAAAGGAAATGAAAAAGATTGATAAATAATTTTTTCGAATTGTAGTTTTGTTCTGCAATCTAAAGGTGCGAAAAAAGATAACCCCCATACATCTACACTAGTGAGCTACGGTCAACGTAGCCTTTCAATGTATCAAGGGCTATCTTCATGGCGCAAAGATAAAATTAAATATTCAAAAACGCAAAATAAAGTAACTATTTAGCATTAAGCGGTAATTCCCAACGGGTTTTACCGCTTTTTTTATGTTAACAGAATATGGAAGAAGATAAGTTGAACATATTGCTTGAGCAGGCTGATGATGTGCCTCACTGGTATTTCTGCCGTTTACTTGCTGTGATGCGATGGAACGTATAGAGAGGTTCATTTATAGACTGATACCCTTTGTCGTGTTGGCAAGGGTGATATCGTTGTGCCTATGAACTAAAAGCGATAACTCATAAGCACAACGGATGGATTTATATAATACTGTTTAATTTTTCCGCATGTTTTTCTACTGAACTATTTAGAATTTTTGCATAAACTTGTGTGACTGAAACCTTTGTGTGCCCTAGCATCTTAGACAACGTTTCGATAGGTACGTCATTTGCTAAAACAACAGTGGTAGCGAATGTATGCCGGGCTATGTGACTGGTTAAGGGCTTTTTTAAACCGATAAGTTCAGCTATGATTTTAAGGCTTCTGTTAAATGACTGTACAGTAGGGACTGTAAATTTATAATCGTATTTTTTTAATATTTCCATTGCTGGAGTAAGTATAGGTGTGTAAAATTTGGTTCCGGTCTTGATACGTTCTCCGTCTATATATGCAACTCCGTTATGTTCTACAGTACATCTGTCATAATCAAACATGTATAAGTCAACCCATGATAAGCCGGTATAGCATTGAAATATAAACTGGTCACGTACTTTTTGTAATTGTCGATCATTCAACTCTATATTGCGGATAGATTGCAGTTCGTCCATTGTGAGAGGCTGTCTTGTTTTATATCTACCATGTTTATCTTTGAATACCCTGTAAGGTGTGTCCTCGATAAGTCCAAGCCGAAGCGCTTCATTAATATAAGGTTTTATTCTCTTATGGTATCCATGTATTGTTGTCTGTCCTCTTGTTGGATCTTCTCTTCTTATAAACCTGTCAAATAAAGCTATATTTTCAGGAGTGATATCGTCAAATGTTTTAATTACTCCGGAGCGTTTTAGAGCTTCCAGTGCTATAAGGTGCGCTCGTTTGGTTGACCATTTAAGATCCCTTCTTTGTAACTCGTCATAAGCGAAATCTAAAAATGACGATTTAGACTTTACGTGTTTTTCGTTATAAAAAATATTAAAGTTTTTTAGATTGATGTCTTTTCCTTCTTTTCTGATATTTTTGATAATATCATCAAACTTTTTTACATATTGGGTTATTGCTTTATTTAATTGTTTGAATTTAGCGTGACGTACCACAAATTCTCCATCCCATTGGTTTGAATACAGTTCAATGTCTGTTGAGATCCATTTCCTTTCTGTACGTGAGAATTTAATTTCAATTTCAACCTTAGCTGATTTCTCCGGTGTTGCTTTCTTTTTTCTGTCGAATACCGGCTTGATTTTCCATGTTTCCATACTGTTTCTTTTTAGTTTATAATTTGTTAATTATGGTAAATGTGATACCAAGTGTGATACCAGCTGTGATACCAGGAACAAATTAGTATCACAAATAGTTCAACAGTGTAATGATAAGTAATGCACAGTAACGGCAGTAATCATTAGTAAGATTACTTAAACACGTTGAAGATCAGTCGATTAGATTTGTAAAATATTGATTTATAGCCTATTGGCGTAAAATAAAAAAAAGGGGGCATTTTGACCCCCTTGAGCCGAAACCGGGA